TGGCGAAACAGTATTGGGCGTAACTATAACTTCAACTGATCTTGACACTGGCGGTAGCCCCGCACTTGTCTTGGATGTTGGTTATGGGGGCGCTTCTGCTGGTACTGCTGACGACATGATCAACGGCTCACTGATTGGTCGCGCAGGCGGCGCAAGCAGTTCTTTTGCTGTTGGCGATGCAACAACTGGCGATGGCGCAGTTGCACCTAAGACGTTTGCTGCCGATGAAACCATCGACATCCACGTAAAGGCTGCTCCAGCTACTGGCGCAACAACCGGCACGTTAACGATGACTTTGTACATCGCTTAACAAGACGAACCCCTAGTTTTCTAGGGGTTCTTTCTTTAGGAGACCAACTTGAAAGTACTTTCAAATACCGAGATCCGAGTCGTAACTACCTGGGGCGGTGTCGTACTGTTTTACCCTGGGGTTGAAAAAGAAGTCGGTGACGAAATAGGCTTGCTTGCAATGCAGCAAGGCGCAAAACAAATTCAAGAAACAACGCCCACTCCAGTAGCGGGCGTTGTAGAAGTTGCTGCTGAAGCAGTAGTAATAGAAGTCAGTGCAGACCCACTGTTAGATCGAGTTGCACAGATTTGCTCGGATCTTATCGATGAAGGTGAACCAGACTTTTTCAACATAGACGGATCACCAAAAGCAAAAGTCATCAACGAAAGAGCCGGTGAAAAAGTATCACCAGAAATTCGAGACTCAGCTTGGTTAGCAGCACTTAACTCATAGGTAACTAAAATGTCAGTCACAGTACAAAGCGTTATAGATCGAGTTCAAGCTACGTTACAGGACACAACCGGAATCCGGTGGCCTGTAGTCACGGAGCTAGTTCTTTGGGTAAACGACGCGCAAAGACAAATCGCGCTGATTAAGCCTGACGCTTCCGCAACAAACGCGACGGTTACTCTTGCCACAGGTACAAAACAAGAAATCCCTAGCGGCGGTAACCGCCTGCTTAGAGTAACTCGCAACATGTCCGCAGCTAGTAGCGGCACCGGAAAGAGATCTATACGCATTGTTGACAGAGATATTTTAGATTCAAACACGCCAGATTGGCACGACCCATCCGTGTCAGGTGATGCAGCGCATACAACGATTGTTAAGCATTATGTGTACGACGAGCAGAACCCTAGAAACTTCTACGTCTACCCTGGAGTGGCTGGCAACTCATACGTTGAGATTGTATATAGCGCCAATCCATCGACTGTTTCTCAGAGCGGTAACCTATCGGTGCCGGATATATACGGGAACGCGGTTGTAGATTACGTACTGTTCCGTGCGTATACGAAAGACGCTGAGTTTGCAGCAAACGCAAACCGCGCTTCCACGCACTACCAGCTATTTACCGGCACTCTTACTGGTAAGTCTCAGATTGATTTTATTACTTCCCCTAATACCAACGATGGTCAAGCAACAATGGCCGCCGCGCAGCGCGGAGCGGTTCAGTAGATGGCCACGGTCAAATACGAAACCCTATTTGCGGACATTTTGCCTATGGTGCAGGGATGCCCTGACCCGCTGATAATCAATGCAATAAGAGCCGCCGTAATAGAATTTTGCGAGAAAACAGGTGCTTATCAGGTCGAACTTGAACCGATCACAACCATATCAGGCACTTACGAGTACGATTTAGAAGCACCAACTGGTTACAACGTACATAAAATTGTCTGGCTAACCTATGAGGGTAATGACTTAGAAACTAGCACCCCTACGTTGGTTGAACAGAATTATTCTAACTGGCGAGCAAGTACTGGTACTCCAGAGGTATATGTAAAAGCCAGCCAGAATTTATTTCAACTCATACCAGTGCCAGATTCTACGAGAGCCAGTAGCGTGAGACTACGCGCACAGTTAAAACCTAATCGCGCATCAACATCCTGCGACTCTGCAATCCTAGATGACTACCGAGACGCGATAGTTAATGGGGCTTTATTCAGAATTTTAAGAATCCCATCCCGTGATTGGAGTGATCTCCAAGCTTCTATCCTTTATTCCAAATTATACCAAGAGGGTGTGTTAGATGCCGAACGACGAGCAAGAGGGGCTGACAGCGGGGTCGCAAGGAAAACCAACTACGGTGGTCTCTATACGCGAAGGAATACAGGCAAATACGCGAACCGCAGAATATTCAGATCCGGTTCCTATTGATGTCAGAGAAGTTTGGGAAACCGTTCTTTTCGGCATAGTCGAAATATTACGGGACACCCCGCAACTGACTTTCCGGCCCGAAGACGTATACGCAGATCTCGTTGAAGAACGAAGTGTACTTTTCATGTCGAAGGCAGGCTGGATGGTTCTCACTATTGAAAAAGACCAGTTTACGCTGGAAAGAACGTTACTTATTTGGCTCGCCTACACATACGACAAAGGCGGCAGCAACTGGGCTACTCATCATGAGTGGTTGAACTTTGTTGCTTTGAACGAAGGCTGTTCTTACATCGAAGCGAGATCTGCGGTCCCAGAACTAGAACCGTATGCAATTAAGAATGGGTGGGAAGTAGAAACCCGCGTGTACAGAAGAGAGGTATTACAAGATGGGTGCTAAAGCTAAGAAAGTTGGGCCTAGCAGGACTGAGCAACTAGAAGCTTCTGTCGCGGTAGACCGCCAAAATTTTTTCAGGCAAAACTATAACAAACTGCTGAAAGAGCAAAGGAATTTCGGCGATAAAAAAGTGGGAAATATGCTTCGCGGTAGAGCCGCAGCAGATGTGCAACAGCAGCTTTCCAATAGCAGTTATGGCGAGTCTATGCGTAGTGACGCTGCCGGAGACAGCGCCAACGCCCTACTAGGTAACCTTGGGGTTGCTTCCACTAATGCTACAGCTATTGAAAACAGAATGGCTACAAACACTATCGGAACCGCGCAACAACAGGCTTCGGATGCGACTACTGGCTTATCAGCCGCTGCGCGGATATCAAGTAGTGACGCTTTGAATCGGGCGAAGAACAAGCAGATGGTCGCTCAAGCTAAACTAAATGCGGGAGCGCAACTGGCTACTGCGGGAGTAATGAGAGCCGGTTCTGAAGGATTATTTGGAAACAAAGTAGCTGGCGCAATAAACGGGCCGAGCACTTTGAGTTCAAAACCGTCTGTCCCTCTACTTCAGAACAAACCAAACCCTTACAGCATAGCCGGTCCAGGCTATAGAACAGTTACGTAGCTAGGATAAATATTATGGAAAATGTAATGGGTATGGTTGGCTATAATCAAAGCCGAAGCAACAACGGCTTACCAAATGTAAGCGACCCAAAGTCAGCCCAGGCGGATATTACGTATAGACAGTATATGGACTACAAAAAAGACTTCCAACAGTTTGAATTAGACCAGATTGAAAAGTCACAAACAGACACCGGCTTAATTGATCAAGCGTTTGAAGATGCACCCAAAGCCGCAGAGCTTTCCCAGCAATCACAGCAGAGATCCCTGTCACGCTATGGTGCAGAACTTACTCCTGCTCAAGCACAACAGATGCAAAGGTCTAACCAAAGAACAGGCAAGCTCGGCATGATAAATGCTGTGCAGAACGCACGTTTGGCACAGCAAGAACAAAATACGACCTTGATGTCAGATCTTATTAACATTGGGCAAGGCTTAAATCGTTCGTCATTACAGATGATCGGATCGGCAGCGCAGAACCAAAGTAATAGAGAGCAAGCCTACGATAACGCCAAAGCTCAGTCTAAAGCTTCAACAATGGGAACAATCGGGGCGCTAGGTGCCGCCGCGATTATGTTCTTGTAATAGGAAAATATAGTGGCAACTTCACCAGCAAATTCTATTTTAGGTACGATTGACCTATTCCAAAAACAAACACAACGAAATAGGGCGAATGAGCTAGCTGACCGTCAATTCGAATTAGCAACTCAGCGTGAAGCTCGCCTTGGAAGATTAGATGAAAAAAGAATCGCGGACTATGACAAACAGTCAGAGTACCGCGATACGCAAGAACAGCGAGATATAGCTAAGAATGACCGAGAAGCAGAAGCACATATTCTTGATATAGAAACTGCATACCTAGGGCAAGACCAAACAAGGTCCGTTACTGCTGGTCAAAATATTACTAATAAAACTAAGAGTTTAGAGTTAAGGGCGAAAACTACGCAGTTGGACGCCGAACAATCCATAAATTTTTTGGCGGGAAATAACTTTATAGACCTCGGAAAAGGTTCCATTGCTGGCGAGTCAGTCCTTACGCCGCCGTTTTGGAAGTCAGTGGTATCAGGCGATAAGAATACAATTGGTTTTTTAAAGCAGAACCTCAACGACGCTTTGGAGTTAACAGACGAAACGGCAGTCAAGTCGATAGAGGTAATCCCACAAGAAAATGGTCAAACTTTATACGCGGTTAACACAATCAACGGCGGTGTTATAACAGAAGATGGTACAAGCATAGACGACTCAAAGCCTGTTTTACTAACAGCGAAACAGCTCGATGGATTTATGAACACCCACCTGAGAGGCACTGTAATACCGCAGTCCGGCTATGATGTAATAGGTGCTACAACTGCGCGTGGACTAGGAACCTTTCTGGAAGGTGAACAAGAGCAGGATGAGTCTAAAGCGCTCGCTGCGCAAGTAAACCAAGTTACAGGGCAGGCTCTTGCCGCTATGAAGGGCAACGCTGCTGGAAAAAGAGCGCTTTCTGCCGCAATTACTGAGGCGCACGAAACTGGCGGGGATCAAGCTGTATTGGAATTCATGACCAGCTTGACGGAAGAAACGCAGATGAACCCTGCTGAACCCGACGCACCTACAGGACCACTAATTCCTGGGCAAGAGGCTACCCCTTACGAGAGTAATGCAAGCTCGCAGTTTCTAAGGGATGCTGATACTACCGAAAACGAGATCCGATCATCTGTAGACAAGGGCAGAGTCGTCCGTATGTTCTCAAAAGGGTTTATACGAAACTCTTTCCAAAACTTTGGAGACTCAAGACTTCAAGACATAAGCAAGCTAATGAAGGAAATAGACAAGGAAGCTTCTTATTTCTCGGACACAGACAAAACTGCTAACACAACAGCGCGGACCACTAAAGATTGGTATGCCTCAAATTCAGATGCGTTAGCCCAGAGATTCCAGAACGATGGCGATGCCATACACGCTGAAATAACCTCTCTTGGCGCACAAGGCTTCTATGAGAAATATAAAGATGTCGATATAGGTAATTTCCCAGCAGAGATTTTAGATCTAAATAGCCAAGTTACTAAAGCTACGAGCAATACCCCAGCA